CTGAACTAGCACCAACCATGGATGCGCCTGCATCTGATGCAAGCATCGCCCTCAAAGTTGAATCACCTACGGATATCCATGCATCAACACCAACACCGCCAGTTGAGCCAGGCGTTGAGCCAGCAGCTACTGTTTTAGGTAGCACGCCGTCCCACCGATAGTACTCACCATCTGTTTCGTCCTTCAGAATCTGGTTTGGCAGTGTCAGCGTCGCTCCGGCCTGGAATGTACCAGCCGGAATCCATCCATACTGCGCGATTGCCTGCTGAGCGAGCCAGCGAAGCCCCTCAGTGGTGTAGTGAGCATTACCGAAACGGTCGATATACTGGTGAACCAGAGAAGTAACGAACTCATCGATCTTACCCGCATTGAATTTCAGATCACGCGGGGACTCGCTCGGGACGGGCATATTAGTCGGTGTGGTAGCCATATTTTTTCCATATAAAACCCGGCGCACCGGCCGGGTGTAGTTGAATTGGGCAGCTCTTATGAGTAGATAGCGTCGCTATACTCTGCGACAGACAGAGAAACCGTGTTGTCGGAATTAGGCTTTATAATCCCCACCTTCCATAACTGGCTGTCCAGCTCTTCGACGGTTGCGATCAAATAGCGCGATGGCAGCTGCACCGTGTCGCCATTCCAGATATTGAGTTCAATATTTGGTATTGCGGCCGTAAATCCGTATTTCGTGTCACTGCGCGCAGTCGCAGGATAACGCTGCGTAGGATTTCCCAGGCTGTCAGTAACCATCACATACATCGTGCCGGTAAAAGTGATTGACTCGCTGGTATCAAAATTATTTCCGGCGCGCCCTGTTATGTAACCCTGATGCTGGTTGCTGTCGTAGATGTCCGGCATCTGAATGACACTGCCCACCTGTATAATGCCGTCCTCGAACACCCGGGCATTCATGCGAACACGCGAGTAAATCAGACGCTTGGTCTCGCGTAGGGCGCGCTCTCTGGCCTGATATTCATTACGAAATCCGACGATCTCCATTTTGTTCGGATTCTCAGCTTCCTGCTCTAGGATAGCGCCGTTTAACACGCGATAGTTGATGTAGGTCTTGTTGTTAGTTTTCGGGTGAACATACGACACCTGCACCCCGTCATATCCGCCTGGAAGAGTGGCTTCGTACGTCATTTTGTACTCGTCCGTCTTCATATTGGCCCGGTTGAATACTGCCGCCGGATAGTTAACTTTCTGGTCGCGCGTGAAGGTCAGCACGCCGTCATCCCAGTACGGCACAACCGACGCTGCATTACAGATGGCCTGTACGCGGTCGCCCAACGAATCATTCTCATCATCGAACGTGTAGTCGAAGTAACCCAGACGTTCATCAGGCAGGCTTTCGGCGATCGAGTACAAACCGTAAAGGTCAATGCTGCTGACAGGCTGCTCACCCATAATTAACCAAGTGTGCGCGACTGCATCAGCAAATGAACGAGACGGCCGCAGCGTATAATCAACACTCTGTCTATCCAGGCTGTAGGTAATCGTCCGCCTGGTCACCAGCGCGTTATATTTCCTGTCCCGGCTGCCCAGCGCATTCTCTGTCGCCCTCACTCTGACTCGCACAAGCGTGTCTGTCGGGTGAACGACGTTCGACCGGATATTCACCGCATGGATTTCTTCCACCTTGAGGATCGAGGCGTCAGCGCTGTTATTCGTGCGCTGGAACCTGATGGCGTATTTACCAAAGCCCGCCAACGGCGTCAGTTTATCGGTGCGGTAGAAAACCTCACTGGCCGATTTATGCGGCGTGCTTTGGTGATAAGTGAAATTCTCCTGAGTGCCGGGAATTTGGTTGAACTGTTCATCAATTTTCCAGATCGTTACCTTCCACTCTGTGTCGTTACGACCACCAAGCGAGGATTGCGTGTGTACCCACAACTGCGTCGATTCGACAGGCGAGAAGAATGGCCCAACAATCAGCGCCTCATTGTCACGCAGGATAAACTTCGTTGTGTTGATGGTTGCGCCCGCTGGCACATCCGATGGCCCTACTAGATCGGTCATGGTAAATGTGTACCATTTAACCGGGTCAATCACGGCTCCATCATCTGTCTGCGCTGCAGAAATCAGCGTCCCTGAAAAATCGACGTCTTGGGTTACAGTGCCGGACGTGGTGTTATAAGTTACGTTGATAGTAAAAGTGACAGAATGCGGAAGATTAAGGCCCATGAAGTAATCAAACTCCGCCTGCTTCACGATTTTCATTGCGATCTGACCGCCAGCATATGAGCCGCTTACCACGGTATTCGCGGTTGCCGTTTCTACCGGAAAGCTGGAGCTTTCGTTAGGGCCGGGGATTTCCTGACCGTCAACATCATCAAAGCCATAACCTTCAACTATCTGCGGGATAATTTCGCCAGGCTGATAGAACTGGAATTCAGCGCCCGCAAGCGAGCCAAGGCTCGACTCGGAGTAGCGCACAGATTCATAGTCATAGCTACCTATACCTACACACATCCACTCGGTCACATACTTCAGCCCGCCGTCATTCACATTCTGGCGAACATACTCAAAAAGTGATTCCTGAATAAGGTCAGGAAAGGAACGCACTTGGCCGTAAATGTCAGGCTTGGCCTTATAGACGCGCGCGGTGTTTGTCTGGCCGGTAAGGCTGTTATTTGGCGAGTCGACGGAGTTTCCGCCGTTGTTCGCTATTGCTGGCTTTGGTGCCAGAAACGAAAAGACCTGAGTCACTACCTTGAAGATAGGGCTGAGGATGTCGCCGACAATGCCCTTTGGCTGGTCAAATATCTGTATGACATCCAACTCGCTGACCTCAAATGCCAGCTCATCATCATCGCCCAACTTAACACCGTTGCGAACGATCAGAAGATCGCGATGAAACGAGCCGTCATTGGCCGCCAGCCAGTCATAAAAAAGGGTGCCGTTTGGCACCCTGCAACGCAACTTAGGCGTCCCTGGAAACTTCGATATCTCAACCAGAGCCATATACGAAAAACTCCACTTTGGTGAATGCCCGCTGAATGACCAGCAATGAGTCCATGCGCACGCTTCCATTCTCGCCGCGCGAGTGCAACGCCTGGCGGTTCAGCACCAGACCAACGTGCGCCGGTTGCGCCCCGCGGTACCCGACGAATATCCCGCCTTCCACCGGTTTGTCCACCTGGTTCCAGAAAACCACATCACCCTGATAGCAGGTGAAGAAGTCCTCACCGGCTTCGTAGTCCGGCGTCTGGTGCAACTCAGTGCCGAGGACGTGGCGGTAATAGAGCACCACCAATCCCCAGCAGTCGACTTTACCGAATGAGCATGCGCGGTTCGACCAGGGAACTCCTATCATGCGCAATATGAAATCAGAGGTACTGAAGGCCGGTGTATTCTTTAGGGTCATAAAGTCGGCCTATGTTGTTGTTCAGCGGGTTGGTCACTGACAGGGTTACGGATGCCGCATCGGCGTCGATATCGACTGTTTTAACGTAAAGTTGCCAGGATTTAATCGGTACCGACACATCGCCACTATCGAAGATCTGCCGGGTGGCTGTAATGGCCGTCAGCCTGGAAGCCCCTTTCCACCTCTTCATTAGCGCCTTGATGTCAGATGACAGCCTGCCGAGCTTGACGGTGGCGTCTATCACCGGGGTTCCGCTTTGCTGGCTCTCCTCAACTTCGAATCTGGCTGGCGTGAAAGTCTGGCCGCCGAGCGTCTTAGGGTAGAACTGCTTGTCTATCAGGTGCACATATCCGAATGATGGGTGATAAAAGGTCAACGTGTCGTATAACGCGCGCGTTGGCCTCTTTTGCTTGTAATCACGAAATGAAGGCATCAGGGCACTCTCGGTAAAGACTCAGGGTCGCGTTCATCTGGATAGCCTGTGGCAACGATATCCAGCCAGCTTGCCCATGGTGGAGGAAGCTCAACGATAATGTCATCGTAGTCGTCATCCAGATTGTTCAGTTGATTGGCGATGACTGTACCGGTCCATGTGACAATTCCACCCTGAATATTGGCCTGCACAGGCATCTGCGTGAAATGCAGCTCCTGAACCTGCAATCCGGGACCTCCGATGTTTACCGGCATCCTGAACCAATTCAGCCCACGATTCAGATAGTTTGGGCTACGCAACCACTGCTGGAAGGCGCGCTCCTGCGCCAGTGTGAAAATCCATGTCAGTGACCAGGTGACCTTCAGATCGTCCGTCATGTCCTGAAAGATTACCGGGCCGACCGCTGGCTGATCGGTCTGGAAACCGGTATCGATCGTCATATTTTTGCTGGCTTTCTGTGCAAGAGGAAGCCAGCCGGGATAGTCAATAATCGGCATTAGCCCTGTCCCCTTGGCGTGCGTTTGACGTTGAAGTTACTGGTTATGCCGCTGCTGATCGGGCCGCCATTGTTCAGGTCTGCCACAATGACATCAACGGTGAGTCCACCACTGGCATCGGTACCAGTCTGAGCATCAACAGACGAGGATGAGTAGTTCTGGATGTTGATCACCACCCCACCGCCGCCAGCAGTCATATCCTTGTTGCTGATCACCTTGCCATTGTCGCCCGGTATCATGTACTCCTTGCCGGTGCTGGCCTGGTAGATTTCAGGCATCCCCCCCTCGCCTACCTGATACAGCCCGCCAGCAGTTACCGGGCCGCCGTTTTTCCTTTTACCCAGCAGGCTCATACCAACGATGCCAGCAACCGCGCCTATACCAATAGCCGCAGCTGTACCCATAGAGGCGATTGAAGAAAGAATCGCCGCCGGAGTCCATGCTGCTGCGGTTGTGGCCGCCGCCGCAGTGCTTGTTGCTGTTTGAGTGGCAACAGCTGCCGTCTGAACCGCCGTAACGGTGCCGATAGCTGCAGTCTGCGCTGCCTGCCCCATGATCGCCGACTTCACCCACTCAACGCCCATCTGAACGAAAGAGTTGATCAAGGAGTTCAACACCGTGTTGCCGATTGAGCGCATTGCATCCTCGGCCGACATGCTGCCGGTGATAATTCCCGTGAGTGCGTTGGATGCGTTACCCGCCAGGGCGTCAAAGGATGCCGCTAGCGCCTCATTGCCGGCACTCTGGTTACGCCAGATTTCCCACTGAGCGGCGACGCGGGCCTGTTCATATTCCTTGTCTGCTGAAGCACGAAGAGCGAGAGCATTCTGGTGAGTGATGATTCCCTGCTGCTCATACTGCTGAATGAGCGCAAGCTTACGCGCATTCTCATTCGCCAGTTGCTGCACTGGGTCAACGCCGCCAGCAGCTTCTTGCTGAGGACTGACCACCTGATCTGATCGTATTTTCGCGAGGTTGGCTTGATGCTGTTCCTCCAGACGCTCAATGGTCTGGTTGTACTGCTCCTGGCTAATTTTCTTCGCAGATAAAGCGGTATTCAGATCCTGAACGTCCTGCTTGAAGCTTGCGTTCTCGCGCGCCTCTGGCAAAAGCTTCTCAGCTGCCGCCTGTGCCTTGATAGCGTTGGCAGCATCCCACTTGGCTGAAGCGTATTTTCCAGCCAGCGCGATTTGTTCCTGAGTAGCGCCTTTTCCGAGAGACTGCTGGGCAGTGAGGATAGCCTGCTCGCGGCTTAATTCCCTGGTAGAGTCAGCAGCAAGTTCAGATTGCTGCTTAAGATTGTTCAGCTTCTGCGCTATTGATTCCTGCTGGTTTTCAAGCTTCTTGGCTTCTGAAGCGGCGGCTTTATCTTCTTTCTTTTGGTCTTTTCTTGCCTGAGTCGCTCTCTCTGTTTCAGCATACACATCCTGAAGTTGCTTAACTGCTAACGGGTCTTTAGTTCCTGCATCCTCAGCATCATAAGTCGCCTGCAATCGCGCTCTTGCTTCACCTTCGAGCTTTGATAATTCCAGGCGGCGTTTTGCTTGTTTTATTAACTTTTCACCCTCCTTGCCGCCCCAGTTTATTTTTAGTGACTCTGAATTAAAGGACTGCAAAGCCTGAGTTGAAGCTCCAAGCTTTTGAGCGAGAATTGCGTGCGCGCCACCGAGGAAGGTCGCGTTCTTTTCTGCCTCAGCGAGAGCTATTGCGTTATCTCTGGCCGCCTTCATTTGATCGACGATGCCCTGATTCACACGAATATTAATCAGGTGCAATGCATCTTCGGTTTGCTTTAACTTCGCGTTTTGCCCATCAAGATCTCGTCGCGCCTTGGCGAGATTATTGGCGGCTTCACGGGCCTTTATTACGTAACCGTTATTTTCATCCTCACTTACGCCATACTGTCTTGCCAGCGTGGAATATTTATCATATTCAGCCTCAAGCCCGGAAATGGTGTCCTTAAGATCAGAAATTGAATCCTTCTGCGCCTTGATTGAATCGACCGTATCAGCGCGCACGCCCTGCGATTGCGCGAGGTTCATGTCATTGAGGCGCTTAATCACGTCTGGGATGGTGTCAGCAAAAGCGATCGCCTCTTTGCGCGCTTCAGCCTGACGCTGCGCATACAGATACCAGCCAGCAGCTACGATCGCTATGACACCGAGAGGGCCGCCAAGAGGCCCGGTTACGGTACTGATCACCTTCATGGTGTTAGCCATGGTGAAACCCGTGGCAGCGACTCGCGCCTGAGCGCCGGCCAGCGCATTCTCTGCAACGGCAGCTTCAGCGGCGGTCGCAATGTATGCACTACGCAGGCGCACAACGTTTTCCATTGCGAAGGCTTCTGCCGCTGTATTTTTTGCTACCTGAAACTCAGCGAGCGCGAGGTTTAACGCCGACATTGCTGCGCCTTTGTCTGCCTGCGTTTTTCTCACCGTTACTGCTGCAGCCTCTGCTTCCTGAATGGCGGCTTGTCGCGTCGCGGAGATCGCCGTCAGCGTGCCCTGTACGCGTTGAGCCTGAGCAACAGTTGCCATAGCAAGAGCTCCAGCAAAACGCCCACCCATGATTGCAGCAGCGCCAATCAATGCGGTACCAAGGCTTTCCAGATTTTCACTCAGGCTGATTACAGAATCACGGAATCCGGCGGCAAAGGATTTGACGGTCGCATTTTCACCAAAGAATTTAGTGACATTATTGCCCGCAACCTGCAGGCCTTTCGAAATAGAAACTGTTGTTTTGGCGAACTCGCTGCCAATGGCTTCGCCTTGCGAAAGCAGGCCTTTTACAACCACATCGGTAGTCAGTTTTCCTTCCGCAGCCATTGCGCGAAGTTGACCAATTGAGACGCCGAGGGAGTCAGCCAGTGCGTTTGTAAGTCGGCTACCCTGCTCTGCGACTGAGTTGTATTCCTCGCCACGCAGCGCTCCGGCGGCCAGACCCTGAGATAACTGGATGATGGCATTTTCTGCTTCCTGCGCAGTGGCGCCAGATACCGCGAAGCCCTGGTTGATGATTGTGGTCAGCCGGACAAGATCGGCGGCGCTGGTATTGTAGATACGTGTGCCTCGCTCAAGGCGAGCATACAGAGTGGCGGTGCCGTTAAGGGATGATTGCGTCGCCTGAGAAATATCAAAGATGCGCTGCATTACCTCAGCCTGCGTCTCGCCGGTGCGGATGCTGTTTGATACCTTGTTATTCAGCTCTGTCCAGGCATCGGCGTAATTCGCGACCTGCTGGATTGACAGAGCCGCGATCACACCTTTGGCGATACTCCCAAGGCTCGACAGCGTACGCTCCATAGACGCGATTGAGCGCTCAGTGCGATTTATGCTGGATTCAATCCTGCCAAGGTTGCCGCCAAGACCAGCCAGTGCTGCTTCAATTTCTCGCCTGCCTCGAAGGATGCCAGCCGTGTCCATATCTACTTCATAAATTACCTTACCAGCGTTAAGAATTCCGGCCATTTAAGCATCCTCAGGCATAAAAAAACCCCGCCGGAGCGAGGTACAGAAAAGAAGTGTACTAAAAACATTATCTGGTGGTCATTCTTTGCTCATTGATTCGATGTAATTGATAACTTCAACAAATTCATCGCATTGTTGTCTCTGCTCTGCATCCAATTCTGACTTGTTCATTTGACATAAGGTACCTGTTGTAGACACACTCTCAATGGCAATTATCATTTTTTTTGCAAGCGCTAGACATTGCTGATGCTTTGGATGCCCCATACAAAGATTTTCCGGGGCATTTTTTAAATTTTTCACCATTTCTGTTTCTGCGCTGACATGCCAAGATACCAATAGCGAAAAGATAATTATAAATTTACTCATTTAGCCATCCCTCAACTTATAAGATGATTGCCTGACGACATTCCCCATTAAAATCTGACAATGAATACTCTATTGGGCCATCAGTACAATCATCCTACCCATCTATGACACACGCGCAACGGAAAACGTTGATTTGTTGATCTCAATCGACAAAATCGTGAAACCCACAGTTATATCGGTTTAATTAATTGAAAGCTGGTGACCAAGCAGGATGTGAGTTTTATCAATTCGCTATCTATATAAAAGACTAACTAGATACCAGTGATTCAAACTCATAATTTTTTCTTTTCCTAATAATAGATTCCATGAGCTTAGGTTTTTTTGTGCTTTTCTTTCTCCAGTCTCCGCGCTTTCTTGGCAAGATAATCGTCGGTGACAGCTTCATATTCTTCTTTAGTGAAACCTTTCTGATCGGGATATTTTGCTGAAATCAGGAGCTGAAACTCAGTAATGGTGAGTTGCTCTGCCTCCGCCCGGCTCATGCTAAAGTGGTTGCGCGCAGCGCTGATATACTCGAAAGCATTAAATTCGGATGTGGCCTGATTATTTTCATGTCGCTGGAGCTTTCTCACCTTTGCCTTGCCGATAACCCCGTGGCTAATAAGAGACTGGGCGATGACGATTATTTCGAACGCGTCCATCGCGCCGCTCTTCATTTTAAATGCCTTGCCTGACGCTTTGGCCTGGCGCATCTCCCCAATCAGCGGCGTTACATCCTCATCACAACATGCGGTCATAACCTCCATCGCTGCCATCAGCGCTTTTCTTCCATAACTGCTGGATTTGATATGCTCAATCAGCCAAGAAGGGATCAGCCCAAATGCCTGGTGTGCAGACTGAATAAGCGCCGCTACTTCGTCGTGATGCAGGTCATAAAACGCGGTGACGATTTCTGACGGATCGCCTATGCGCGTCATGTTTATGAGTGATGGCCTGAAAAAGTATTCTTTTCCTTCGGCATCGATAAGCATCTCGCCTATTTCTTTCAATGGCGGCCGTGATTTCATAATTCCTCCATAAGCATTATCAAGGGCTGGTAGCCAGCCCTTTGGAATGGTTACGAAGCTGTGACCGTAACAGCGCAGGTGCCGGTAAAGTTGCCATCATTGGATTTAAACGTGATGGAGGCAGAGCCAGCGGCGACCGCTGTGACAAGTCCTGTAGAGCTCACAGTTGCCTTGGTAGCATCAGAGGTTGTCCAGATTCCCGATTTATCCGTAGCATCAGACGGCTGAACTGCACCAGTCAGCTGGCGAGTTGCACCGACAACCAGCGACGTGGTCGCAGGAGTTACCGTTACGCCAGTTGCTGGTACCGTTTCATCGGTATCAATTACCTGGATGGTGTCGGCATCCGCCACTTTGAACTCAGTGGAGAAAGTGATGATGTCGTTAGTGCCCCCGTCTGAGCTCAGAGCGTTGATCAGCATGTAGCCGATGAAAGTTACCGGGCCGAATTCCATGCGCACCCACAGCGTCGGCTGACGAGTGGCCTGAATCTCGGTGTTAAAGTACTTAATAAGGCGACCTACACCATACTGATCCAGCTTGTCATTGCGGCGCACTTCACCCTCAAACGAAATGGTGAAGTCTGCGTTGGTGACGATGTTTTCGACGTAACCCTTGGTATCATCCGCATCGGATGTCACGCTGTTCGGCGAAAAGTCGAAACCTTTACTGGTACCGGCCGCAAGCGATTTCCACTCGGATTCGGAAGGAAGCGTGTCGGCACAACCATCAGCCACTTCAAGGACAATTGCGCGGCCAAAAAGCTTTGTGTTGTCCGTAGGGCAATTTGCTGCCATGGGGAAACTCCTCTCAATAAATAAAAAAGGCCGCCTGATGGCAGCCTGGTGTTTTTGCTTACTCCCCGTAGAGGCAAGCGAAGGAAAGACGAAAAACGATCCTCCCCTCTTCCGTTAGTTGCGGTGGCGGTATGCCGCCAATATTTTCAATATGACCAACGCAAGGGTGGCTGATCGGGTTTTCCTGAACATACTCAATAATGCGCTGGACAGCATTCAGGGCTTCTTTCCGCTTATCCTTCGCGCCGACAACATCCACCATTACGTAGTAAATTGAACCGAGTTCATTACGAATTGCAGAGCCACCGTCGGGACGGAAAACAATGACAGCCGTCGATAAACTACCAGGATCGTCGTACATCAACTGCTGAACTTTAAATCCCGTGGTGAGCCCGGCATCGACGAACAAGTCACTAACGCGCTGGAACATTAAAGGCGTCATAGTGACATTTCCTTTTTAACGACGGTATCGACCTGAATAGTTGTTCGTTCACCAGCTTTCTTCAGAAACTCAGGTTCGCCGGTCCTGTCCCATATGTTCCCTCTCGAACCGGGTGCCTGGCCTTTATCAACTGGGCGCGGCGTTTTCTTACCGAGGTGTTTACCGGGCGCCTCATGTACTGAAGCGGCATATTTCGCTGAGTATCCAACCTTGCCCGTGATACGGGTGCCATTTACGTTAACATCGCGGAACTGAGAATTGAGTAGCGTGCTTGTATCGATCGGCACCATAGTTGCAGACTCAGCACCTACGATGTACAGCGCCGAATAAACAGCACGCAGAGCCTTCTTGCCATCTATCGTGTTCGCTATGCGATTAATGGTTTTGACGGCCTGACTCACGCCCTTAACTTTGACACCCATAGCTAAACTCCAGTCAGGATGGCGTAATCATCTGCCTGGCGCTCGAACGTGTCGGCATAGCGGATAACTTGCCGCACTTCATCAGCGCCAGCCACAACCGGGTCGGCCTCTGTCGACATGCCAATCAGCAGGTAATCACCAGCTGCTGCCAGCGCGAACTCAGTCCAGAATGTGTTTTTAACGACGAGCTCAACACCAAGACTCGCCAGTCGCTTTGATAGCCCACCCTCATAGTCACAGAGGATTTGCTCAGGCTCGGCATAGCCAAGCGGATCGCCGAATTCGTCATTGCCTTCCAGCTTGCGCCAGATGGTAGCCGTGCCGGTATAGCTCCAGTTTGCTGCGGATGACATGCTCTACTCCTTCCACTTGAGCACCTTCGCGCCAGTAGCCCGTATGCTCGCGCAGTTGATGAACCACTGACCGTCAGATTTGACGTGGCCGGTGGTCTCCCGCCCGGTGTCGGTCTTCACCCATACGCGAGTGAATGTCGCCGGCAGTTTTACCTCAACAGGTACCCAGCCCATCAGCAGCCCCCAACAACATCGAAGAACCCGACGCTATTACCGGCACTGATCGGCAACTCGCCGGTGCAGCCGCTGGTATCGAGCCGGGATAGCGTGTCACGCAGCCATGTCACACCGTCGTCGCCATACTCAAATGAACGTGACGCACCAGATGGCGCTGACTGCGATTTGATACGTCGCGCGCCGGATGAAGTAGCCATCAGCGCCGCAGCGTAGATAAGAATGAGCTGCGCAGTGCACTCGTCATAATCCGCACCTTCAAGGCAAGGGATGATTTTGTTTACCACGCAGAGGATTGGAGTAAGCAAAGCGTCAGGGATGGCAAACCCCAATTCGGAGAGGAAGCCTTTCACGTCGTCAGCCGTAACTGGGGTCGCCATTGTTATTTCACCTTCTTCTTCAGTTCTTCCAGCGCGGCTTCTGCTTCTTCAGCGCGTTTTTTTTCAGCTGCCAGCGCGTCGGCGTGCGATTTATCTTTCGCTTCAGCATCAGCGGTCAGCTTGTCGATCTGCGCCAGCGCTGCGGAGTGTTGCTTTTGCAGTCCAGTCAGAGCAGCAGTCGGCGCGGACGGTGTAGCCACTTCGAAGGAAAGCTTTTCGCCTTTCTTCTGGTCAGTCTTCTTCGCCTTGCCGGTCTGTAACCAGCGTTCCGCTGTTGCGTCGTCAACATCTACTACCGAACCAACCTCCAGTTTGCGGAGGTCGGCACCGGCGTGCAGGTTGGTTGCCACGATTTCTACCAGTGCCATGATTTATCCTTAGCTCGATGCGTGAATGACGGAATATTTGTTGTTGATGTCCTGCTTGACCATCAACCCCATTGCGCCCCAGGTGCGCCAGATGTAGTCGCTGTTGTATTCCGGGCGAGGAGATGCAACGGTTCCGATAGCCTGGCCGACGATCGGAGCGATAACGCCTGCGCCAAGCGGCACAATGACGATTTCGTTACCAGACAACTGGCTGTCTTCTTTGATCGACGCCACGCCGGTCAGCTTCAGGATTTCATCCATCACGGTGCCGGACTGGTAGTTATCGGAGAAGAAGCGCTCCCAGTTGGAGATGATTTCGCCAGACACATACCAGGTCTGATTTGCATACTGGCTGTTGATGCGGCGCATCTGGTCACGTAGCGCGATTGCGCCAGCGCGGTTCTGCTGAGAGGTTGCAGTCGGTGACGTGAAGTCGATGTTCAGACCGGAAGCGCCCAGGTCAATCTGCGCCACACGCTCATCATCTTTCAGACCTTTCCAGGTCAGGCCGTCAAACACAGCAAAGTTACCCGCTTTATCGCGGAAGCCGTTGAAGATGTAATCGACGTACTTACGTTGCACATCTTCAACCGATCCGCGCTGCGCATCAGCCTGAGACTGAAGAGCTGACGGGCTGTTGAAGATCGGGTCGCGCCATTCGAACTTGAAGCCAGAATCATGGATAGGAACCATGGTGCCATCGAAGGTGTAGCTGCGGGCATCAAGCGCTGCGCCAACCTGACCAGACATGGATGTGTGTGCCCAGCCGCGACCGCCGGTTCGGGCGTAGTCATAGCGGGACTGTTCAATGCGTACTGATCGAGACAGCGGCATCAGGTCGTTGAGCAGAGTGAACTCGGTACTCGGTTCAAACTGCAGCAGCACCGTTGTATCGAAAGCGCGGTACAAGCGGCGGATATCGTCAACAGCGTTAACCGCATCAAGGTACGGCGTATCTTCTGCGTCACCACGGAATTGTGTACGCGCAAGGAAATCAGCTGCGGCTTGCGCACTGGCATTGCGCTCAGCTTCCAGGGCGCGCCACTGAGCCTGGTTAATTGCTAAATTACCGGTCTTTTCGCCGATAGACTTCGAGAATACAAACATTCAGTGCTCCTTAATTGAACACAACGCGAATCAGATCGCCGGCCACCGCAGTGACTGCTTTATCTTCTTCGACATAAGCGAAAACCGCGGCATCCGCAGTGACAGCGGTAACGCGACCGTTGGCGACAGCAACTGGCTGGCCTTTGGTGTAGGTGCCTGCCGCCGCGCGCACGTTGAGGAACATACCGGGCAGAGGGTGAATACCGATCACCAGCTCATTAGCCGCGATAGCATCGTCAACGCCAAGGCAGCGCAGGTAGTCTTTGTTGGCCACGTACTTGATAGCGCTTTCAGCACCGGCTACCGACGCGGTGAACTTGTCAGCGTTGCTGAAGAAGCCCACGGTGCCCGGCAGAGTTGACGCGGCAGCGCCGCCTTCACGGTTGAGTAGCGGATTAGGGAATACGCCGCCCGCGTGGATCACATGCTTTCCATCTTTAGCCATTATTTACTCCGGCATTTCGCTGACAGATTGAGTGTTGGTAGCCTGGCGGAATGCACCATTCAGGCCGGTGGAGGTGTGGCACTGCGCATACAGGCCATCGAGCGCGGCCCCATCAAGCGCGTTGACTGCCAGATCGTCGAGCTGGAACTTAGCTTTCACCGCCGCGCGCTTTTCGCCTTTCTCTTTGTCGGCGTTCACAGCAAGGCCGCTTTCGATGGCGTTGAGCTTGTCGGCAAACGGCGCGAACCAGGCGGGAGCTTGCTCGCTGTTGGTGGCCTGCTCTTTCGCTTTTTTCTCATCCGCGTCTTTCTTTTCGCGTGCGGCCTTCTCTTCAGGCGTTTCGGTTTTCGCTGCCTTTTCGGCGGCCATCTGGTTGTAAGCGTCCATCAGCTCAGCATCGGACTTGCCTTCGGTCGGCTTACCAGCGGCTTTCAGCGCATTGATAATCAGATCTTTCATCGGATCGTTCTCTCCGTTGGTTTTAATTTCGTACTCAGTTGGTTTGCGCACGACTTCTACAGGTTCGCCGACGAACACGGCCTTGCCGCCCTCATCGATGAGGTACTTCTGTTTGAAATATTTCGCTTCATCGCGATAGATGAAGGTGTCCGGCCAAACTGACTCGGGCCAGAGGAAGGAGTCTTTTGAGCGGCCTTCGCGAAGCTTGTCGCTGATGGCACGCTGGATATCGTCGAAGGAGAAGTTGGAGGCATTGGTGAAGAAGAACTTCGTCTTGTTCAGCAGGCCTTCACGGGTACAGTCAGCAGCGTCAGAGAGGTGAGCGACTTCAATTTCCTGCTCATCACCCTCGGCATTAACGAAGATGCCCACGCCCTCTTCAGGCGTGCCCGCGCCAGGCTCGTCCAGCAGCACCGCGACATGGTCAAACATCATGTTGGTGGCGATTTCGTTGTACTTCTTGCCCTTCGACTCACCATTAGCAGTAATGCCGGAATACAGCAGCCCGGTAGAGATGTGGATGGCCTCGGTATTGGTGCCAGTCACCATCTCATCCAGGCGCTTGATCAGGCGTTTGCCCTTCTCGCTTGATTCGGCGTACTGGCGGTCAACGTACATGTCGCCGCTTACCTTGCCGTGTTTGTGGTTGACGTTCTGCAACCAGGCACCGACGTGATAGTTGTTTACCGCACGGACATCTCGCGCCGAAACATGCTTGCCGTCCACTTTCGGGTGACCCAGCGGCATCGGGTTACGCTCAAGCGTGTTGTAGGCCTTTTCGATTTCAGCTGCCGGGTACAACTTCCGGTTCATCACGATATCGTCCACGACAGGCGTGATGCCGCGAACCACGATATGTGGCTTGCCGTCGATGGTTTCAGTGGTGATGTTTGAAGCGGAGTTGACGACGGTCAGCACGTTAACGCGGTTGCGTTTCATGCTGGATCCTCAAGTTAAACTTATGAGCTATAACTAAACGGGTGTCTTTTCAGATAAAAAGGAGTGAGTTGATGGCAATATATAAAGTGACCTATCAAGTGAGTGGCGATTCCACTTATCGTGATGTTAATGTCGAAAGCGACCATGCTTTGACAACTGTCGACAATGAAGTAATCGAAGCTGCCCACCGTGACTCTGTGAATTTCACTTCAAATAGCACCGGAACATCCCTGGTAGGAATTCGAATAGTTTCTGTTACAGAGGTTATTTAGCTTCATTCCAGAGCTGGCGTTCTTTCGCCAGCTTATCCTTCAAACCTTCATTAAAAATGCTGCCATCATCGTTAAGCAGACACGGTATGTTTCCGCAGTAGCAGTGATAACGGTTCCCGTCTCTGGCGTAAAAGTTCCTCACCTCTTGGGGCGAGAAAGTTTTTCCGTGCCGCGCCGCGTGCGTTGCTCTCGTTGTAGGCTTGAGAGCGGAAATCCACAATATCGCAGTCTTGAGCCCCAAGCGTTCCTGAGTCCACTCGGTCTCATTCCATTGAGCCTCACGCAGCGCGCCGACTTGCTCGGTCTGAGCGATGTTCTTCGCCTTTGCCATGCTGAAATCGAGGCGCTTGCTGACGATCTGAGCGGTTTCTTTCGGATTAACGCCACGGCCTATCGAGTCGGCTATGACGTTAGCGAGGTCGGCGCGCGCGGTGTCGCTTATGCCTTTCCAGTCACTGTAGGTAGAGACGTAAGCGGCTGCGATCTGATTCTGATAGGCCGGGCTCGACAGCAGTTGAGGCAGTGTCGTCTGGCTGGCGTAAGCCGGTGACTGCACGGACAGGTTGGTGAAAGCGTTAAGCGTGCCGCGCTCATACTCTGCGGTGACGTAACCAAGCGCCCAAAGGTTCTGGCTCCCGCCATCAAGCAAAGAGCCATCCAGTATCGCCTGCACTATCTGGAAAAGGTCAGCGAGTTGCGCCGCCGTCATGTCATAGATGTACGTGCCAGCATTCACCTGGTATAGAGATGGCTCAGCGGCATCGTTGTTGCACAGCATCCATGACTTTTGGCCATTGGTCTCGCGCTGCCGACCGGTCAGGCGCTGATCGAATACCACTTTAAGTTGGCGCTTGATGGTGAGATACCGCTCTTCGATATCCCTGAACATCCGGCTAACCTGCCGGGCGGATTGCGTCGGGTCAGACTTGTTGCGCGGTACGATCGGCGTCCCGATTCTGGTTTGCGCTGTCATCATCATCTGTCAGCGGATCCTTATCGGTTTGCTTTACATCAGGGTTAGGGGTCTCGATGACCTTGCGGGGCTCCAGCTCACCAACTGCACGGATTTCATTTTCATCCACCGCCGGTGTGCCGTATGCCTGCTGAGAATCTCGCGCCACGGTCGCCATGGCCTGCATATTGGCAATCTTCTCTTTCTCGCTCGGAGCGAGCAGATCAGACCATGCCAGAGTTATCTCGCCAGATGATGGTGGATCGATAACACCTACTGTCCAGAAGCGCTCAAGGACTTTTTCAACCACTGAAGACTGGAATCCCCAGCGGCGGCCGTTGCATCGCTTTGCCCAGTCCGTTTTATCCTCATCGGAGGCGAGGCGCCCCGTCTGCTGGCCGAACTGAATGGTGAACGGGCACTGGATTGATGCGGCGAACTCGTTGGCGGTGACCTCCCATGTTGGTTTGGGGTCAGCCGGAGCCACAGAAAGGACAGATGGCGTACCGGCTTGCATCACAAGCGCGGCGTCGGTGCCGCGGTTCATCTTCGCAACTTTGTCGTTCAGCGCATCGCCCAAATCTTTGAAGCCAGCCTCCGTGGCCGCCTGTTTGAGCGCTGCCATGTTGGTCTCTTTATCAAACGCGATACCAAGCTGGCGACTCGCGTTCTTCAGAAAGCCCTCGGCGCTGCCGCCGGAAACCTTCTCAAGGTCGAGTAGTTTGTTATAACCCGCGCGCAGGAAAGGTACGCCGGACAGGATGTTGTCATCCTCGGCACCCTCACACAGGATGATGATGCGTTCCGGATGAACGGTAACGCCGCGCACCGGCCCGTAGGTGCCGTCATCGCCAACGGGCTGCTCGTTGAAGTTGTACGAAACAGGCTGTCCGTAGGTTTCTGAAAGCGTGTCGGTGTCGAAGTTTCCCGGCTTGACCTGAGATTCCCAGGCTGGAATGAGCTTAACGATGGCTTTGTCTTTCAGCCTGCCAACAACAGCCCGATCAACAGGCTGATTCCACTCTCTGCCATCACGAAACTGAATGAGCAAAGCCGAATACCGGCCAACAAGGTTACGGCGATCCGCATCCTTGATTTTCGGCCAGTGCTTCTTCATCAATTTCGTGACTGACTTTTCCCATTCGGTTGTTTTGGTCGCCTCTTTGGCTTCCTCGCCGTCAATGATTGTCGGGTTATCCATCCAGCAGGATTCGAGCAGTTTGTGCACCGCAGCATAAGCCACAGCGTTACGCTCATAGGCGCGATAGTAGCGATCGAACTCAAGGCTGTCCGGGTAGCCAAACTCATCCCACAGCTTTGTACGCTTTGTATTCCCCGGCTGGCCTGCGTACAGCATACGCTGCCGCCCGATAGCATCAGCAAGGGCGTTCACGAGGAATGATACCTCGCCTTGTTGTTCACTCACTGATGAGCTCCTTAGAAGAATACTGCGCCGACCTGCTTGCGGTTGTTCTTCGCTACAGCAAAGTAACGGAAGCCGTCAGCGCCGTGAGAGGTGAAATCGTGAAGAGGTTTATCTTTCCAGCAGCCGCGCTTGTCGTCCCACTCCTTGCGATAACCTTCGAGATGAGAGATGCCTTCGGCGCATTTCTCTTCATCGAACACGCATGATGGGAGAATCTCACGCACCGACTCGATGCCGGTATCGACGCCTGCCTTCGGCACAACATTGAAGGTCATGGAGTACATCTGGCCGTCAATCTCGTAGCCCTCCTGCGCCAGCTCTTTGCGTGACTTCGCGTCTGCGCCGAACTCGCGGTTTTCGATATCGTGTGGGCCCCAGTGCTCGCCGTACTCATAGCCGCGGTCTTTCAGCACCTTCATGTAATGGCGCAGACCTTCGCCTGAGTTTTCGTAATAGTCGATAACGTGGAATTCGGTACCGACCTCACGAACGAACCAGATCGCCGTTGAGTCGCCCACACCGATATCCCAGAACGTATGAACCGGGAGGTGTGAGTTGTCAGGGATTTGCCCGATTCGCTTGCTGGTGTAGAGCCAGCGGAACTGTTTGGCGTAATACGCGCCCTCGACCGACTGCTGAAACGCCTCCGCCGGAATGGTCGGGTACTCGCGCTTCATGTCATCGCCGAGAGTTTTCTCTTTGGCATGGTACCAGGCTTTCTGGCGCTCATTCAGTACAACGTCGTGCTTCGCCTCCATCTCAGCGAAGTATTCAACCAGGCGAGCTGGCAGCGGTTCAACCGGGTCGATTGCATAAAGCGGATTCTTCCACCAGGAGAAGAAAAAGAACTTCCAGTCCAGAGCAGATAATTTCTTACGCTGAAGCAAGGCCTTCTCTGCTGCCTGGCAGTAATCGAAGAAGTAACCCGCCCGCCCCTCTGCCGTGCTCTCGATGGTAGCGAAGCAGCCGGTTGATACGGCCTCAAACGCACCAGTGACAATCTCCCGGGCTTTATGCGGAAACTTGGCGCATATCTTCCCGAACTCGGAAACGTGCAGGTAGCGCAGCGTACCGCCACGGAAAGACGTGCTGACGTAAAGTGAGCCGCCCTTCTTGAATACGAGCTCACCAGAAGAGTCATTACTGGCCGGGTTAGCCGCCTTAATTTCTGCCGGCAACTTGTCGTATGCGTACTTCACCTTTTCGCGAAAAAGGCGCTTTGCGTCGTTCAGCGTATGGGCGATCAGCGCGCATTTCGCCGACTCAAATAGCGCGGCGTCGAGCTGAATAATGCATACCTCGGTAGTGAATCCGAGCTGGCGGGCTTTCAGGATGATGTTGCGGGTGTGGATGCCTTCGAAGTATTCGCGCTGCTCAGGCGTCATCCTGAAGCGCGTGGGCTTACCTTCTTTATCGGTGATACAGTAAAGGTTATTCAGCCGCCAGTCTTTATCTCTCAGCAGCTTGAGGTGCTCAAGTTTCATTACGCCCCCTGAGACAAGGAATCCATCAGGTTAGACAGGTCATCAACCGTCTTATTGCCTTCCTCGGTGTCGAGGTTATACGCCTTGCGCTCCGCGTTTATGACTTTGATTTGAGCATCGACACCGGCTGTTATCGAACGAGACATTGAGGCGTGATTGTCTTCCGTGATTTCTGCGTCTTCAAGGAAGTCGCGAAGCTTATTGGTGATGCCGCGCCATGCCGCCAGACCTTCACGGTGAGCCATGATTACCGCAGCAGCTTCATCAGATGCCTGGTCGATTATCTCATCGTCAGTAACCACTGGTGCCTGGTTACCGTCTTTGGTTACCGATTTGGTTACCTTGGCCTTCGTTGCCGCCCTGACCTTTTCAGTCAGGTCGCGCTGCCATCCCTCTTTGTTGGCTCTCTTCAGGATGGTGGCGTGGTTAACGCCGTGCTTTTCACCGATGGCCCTTACTGACAATGAACCAGCCCGGTAAGCCGATTCAATGGCCTCCCAATCTGGTTTGCTCATTGGTTACTCCGTTTTTTCTTCTGCGTTGTTTTCTTCTGATGCGGGTTGTTCAGTCTCTTCGGCTACAGGGGTGAACCGGAAGCGCTTAACGTCAGCCGGAGCGAAGTAAAGCCACTCCCCACTTTCCTGCGCCAGAGCAACAAAGCCATTTACCAGCTCAGGCTGACGGCGCGTCATCTTACCGGCGTACTCTTCGCCGTCCTGAGTGGTGATGGTGATTTCGTAGATGTCAGCCATAAATGCTATTTTTCCTATATTTCGGCTTTAGGATTTTCGCTATTATTTTCAGACCCATACCAAATATGAAAGCAGCATGGAAACCGCGATTGTCATCAGACGAATAGCAATCACCTCTCGACCGCAGTGGGCCTTGATTATTCAAAGTGTCAACGGCTACAGCATTTGCGTTGTTGACAGAGACGTTGGGGTAGTTGAAGGCCAGGAGTTGTCGCGCCATCATTCTCACAGAGGAGTATGGGTGCTATCAGGAAGCGGGAAAGTTTTCCCGGCCAATATAAACGGTGGGCTGTCTCTCAATGAGGCTGAAGCTGCGCTTTCAAAAATCCTTGCGCTATAACAAGCTACTACAGGGATTGCGTATTGATGTATTACTGCAAATATCCCACCAGCATTGTCACTGTGGCCATTTGCTCTTTGATGGTGAAAAAAACCGCATCAAGAAGGTGACGCTCGTCAGTCGATGCCCAGCAGCATCACCGCCACTCAGTGAATGCGTGTGGCAATGCCCCGGACAATGCTTTTGATAACATGCAGGATGACTGGAATCGACAAAATAATCTTTAATGCCAGAAGCACGCTAGCTGTAATTTCGCCTATTGAGTCAACCGTTAGAGAGTCTCTTAAGGGCGCATATAAGGCGGCAGCGAGACTGAATCCTACCAGATACAAGCCAACCAGAAATATGTATGCGAGGACGTTATAAAGAGCAAAGAGCATCAGCTGCTTTAGGCCTAGTTTTCTCTGCCAGTTGAAAGCATCTCTTAACGTACGAAAGTAGCCAAACATTACCCATTCTTCCCTGAAAATTAATACCAATGGCGCATTATAATGCGTCGTTCTGTTTAAGGCACTGCTGTTTGATGTAGTCCTGCAAGTAGGCAACCTGCTTCGTCACTGTGGCGATTCGCTTTCTGAGGGTGAAATAATTTCGCTCAGCGGTGTCAGTAGGTCGGGGGCTGGAAGCATCGCCCATGCTGCTGGTGCCGGGCGCTCCGCTTGCTGGACATCTGGCGTTGAGCTGCAACCGGCGCTTGCCAGAAGCAACATCGAGCTCAAGCTGATCGATAGTGGCTTTAGCATCTGCCAGTTCTCCCGTGTATTTGGCATCAAGTGCAGCAACGTCGCGCTGGCGGGTCTGCATGTCGGCGATTGTGCCGTTCGCCAGCTTCAGACTGTGTTCAGCATCATCAGCGCGCTTGTTTGCGTCGCCTACCTTCCCCAACAGAACGTAAATGACGATGACCGACAACAGCAGTTCAGCGGCAATTATCAGCCAGGCTTTAAAGGTCATCTTTGCTTTCCGCCAGGCACATAGAGCGCTCCATCTCCCGCCGGTTCTGCAATCCCTTCCACTTCATCCCGCCAGCGTAAACCCAGCGGCGCATTTCTTCGCACGCGCCTTCCTGATCGCCCCGGTTCAGCTTTTTCAGGAGAGTCGATTTGGAGAAGGCGTCTGAGCCGACGTTAAAGACGAAGCTGTAAAGTGCGGCGCGCTGGTACTCGCCCAAGGGAGCTTTCACCAGATTGTCGACGGTGCGCTTTGCTGGCTGCAGGTCTTTCCAGAGCAGGCGATCGCATTCCTGATCGGTGTAGGTTTTGCCCCGGATGATGTCGGTACCGGTGTGACCATCGCAGACAGTCCACACCCCGGCGACGTCTTTATAGGCTTCGTACTTCCGGCCTTCGACGCCATCTTTACCGCCAATAAAAATGGTTGCTATCGCAAGCGCGCCAGCACCGGCAGCGCCTATCAGCTTTCTGCGAAGTGGAGTTGAAAAAGGCATTACTCCTCCTTAAAAGCTGCGGGGTTAGGCCA